GGACTCCTGATGGCTTACGCAGATTATCCGTATTACAAAAATACATACCTGGGCACCGCCATTCAGGAGACCGACTTTCCGCGCCTCGCCCTGCGTGCAAGCAGCTTTTTGGACTATTACACGCAGGGCCGGGCAGGCAAAAATCAGGAACTGGAGGCCTTGAAAATGGCCTGCTGTGCTGTTGCAGAGCAGTACCAGAGCATCGATCTCGCCAGCAAAGCAGCCCTGAACGCTCTCCAAAACTCCGCAAACGTCGGAGAGGGCGGAGAGCTGCAAAGCCAGAGTGTGGGCAGCTGGTCCAAGACCTACCGGAGCGGAGGCGAGAGCGCACAGCAGGCCACGACAGCGGCACAGGCAGCACAAGCATCTCTTGCATCTGTTGCAGCGCAGTATTTGTCCAGTACGGGCCTCCTGTATCGTGGAAGGGGGTGTGGCTGTGTTCCCCCATGTTGTGACGCTCTATAACGTGGTGACAGAAGAGGACCCTAGCACTTTTGAGGAAACAACTACAAATCATATTACCATTCTGCGAGGAGTTCTGCTGGATGCTGTCAAGGCCAAAAACGTTAACGAAAGCGGTTTGGTTGGAGCGGATGCAGTCAACCTTTATATTCCGACCAGCGTTGAAGCCGTAGACGGGGTGACTGGTGAGCCAAAGCAGTATGTAGGGCCTATTGAATTTTGGCGGGCAGAGGACAAGAGCGGGCTTTGGACGCTTTCCACTGGAGAAAACACCTTCTTTGTAAAAGGAGAGGCCGTCCACCCTAATTGGTCTGCTCAGAAGATCGATGCCGCATACGATGATGTCTACAATGTCAACACTGTGGATTTAAAGGACTTCGGCGGCGAGATGTCTCATTGGGAAGTTGGTGGGAACTGATGTTTAGCTTTGATGTCAGCTCCAATATTGTTCCAACTGTGACGGGGCATTTGGAAGCAGCAAGCAAAAAGGCTGTTTATGCGATGGCTATCCAAGCACAAAAGGATACATCTCCATACGTTCCGGCCTTAACGGGCAATCTCGACCGAAGAACAAAAGTAGAGGAATCCAGGATTATCTATCCCGGCCCACAATCTCGCTATTTATACTACGGCAAATTGATGATAGACCCGGCAACAGGCAGCAGTTATGCATCTTACGGAGCGACAAAAGTTCTCACCGACAAAGACCTGGTTTTCAACAAGGCAATGCACTCACAGGCGCAATCGCACTGGTTTGAGGCAAGCAAGGCGGAAAACAAGGACAAGTGGGAGCGAGTCTTTGGAAAGGCGGTGAAGCGATATCTTCGAGGATAAAAAGCAGAGGATTTTGGCATCTTCGGAGGAGGTTGACCGCATTTCACGCTCTATGCTGGTGTGGGCCAATACTTTTCCGGACAAGCCTGTGACAGTTATCAAGTATGAATTCCTGGATATCGACGATGCCGCTGGAGATGATGCGGCCATGGCCCTGTCTACTATCCAAGGGACGTACATCACCCAGCAATACATTATCGGCGGGTATCAAGCAGAGTATCAATTCAAAATTATCTACCGAATTAAACCGGGGACTAGTAACGACAAACGGCTCCAAGCAGACGAAATGCTGAACCATTTCGGAGACTGGGCAAGAACTCAACACCCCAATTTAGGAAATGGCATTAACGCTCTGAGGGTTGAGCCGACCACACAATCCTCTAAGTTCGCGGCTTATGGAGACGGCTATGAGGACTATCAAATTTTAATGAGACTGGCCTATGAGGTCAATGTCTGAAAGGAGTGAACACTTTGGCAGATTTGGAGTTTAACACCACAGAAGGGCGCACGATTGCCCGTGAACTGCTGATTGCATATCTGAATACTGGAACACCGGAGGAACCTGTATGGTCCGCCATTGGAAAGCGCGTTGAGGAGTCCGACGAGGAAATGGACTGGTCCGAGGAGTCTATCAAGGACATTTTTGGGAACACCTGGACCACACTCACAAAACCAGTCATCACCCAGAGCTTCGACCCTATCCCTCTGGATGCAGGGGACGTAGCGGCGGTGAAACTGTGGAATTTGGCAATCAAGGACCAGGACGCACAGGCTCTGGCAAATCAAGATATGCTGATCGGCCACTACTACGCAACATCTGGCGAGTCCAATTTTGCGGAGCGGTACAGCGGCGCATCCGTGTCTGTAACCAGAATTGGTGGCGCTGGCGGCGGAAACCTGGAAATTTCCTGCGACATTACATACGGCGGCACCAGAACGCTTGGGACCATCACCAATACCACAGGGACTGTAACCTTTAAAGCAGACGGAGCGGCCTAAAGACAAGGAAGGGCACAGTACAAAGGAATAGTGCTGTGCCCTCTTTTTGGAGGAATTATGCAGAAGATCACATTTGATACCGGCATTAAAACATACCAGATCAATGACAGCGGCGTTTTACGGTTTAATCCGTCTGACCCAAATCTGTACAAGCGGTTCAAGGACCTGCGTGTGGAAATCGAGCAAATCCAAAAGGATTATAACGAACGTTCAAAATCTGCAGAGACCGGAGAGGATGCCATTGATCTGCTGGCCGAGTATGACGCCCGCGTAAAAAAGTCTCTCGCCCATGTGTTCGGTGAGGAAAACGACTTTGACAGCATCCTGAGCGGCGCAAATGTAATGGCTGTTGCCAGTAACGGGGAGTTGGTCATTACAAATTTCCTGGATGCCATGCGCCCCATCGTCGAAGACGGCGTTAAGACCTACGCAAAGATGGAGGCGCAGAAAGCCGTGCAGGAGGCAAGAAATAAATGAGATGGACACTCCCGGTCAATCTTGAAGTTGGTGGAAAAGAATATGCAATCAACGCCGATTACCGGGATATCCTGAACATCATTTCCAGACTTAATGGCGGCGAAAACGAGTTTGTAAAGGTCTATGTGTGCTTGGCCCTGTTTTATCCCCAATTTGAAGAAATGCCGGAAAGTGATTATCAAGAAGCGATTGAAAAGCTGCTTTGGTTTATCGCCTGCGGAGAAGAACAGGAGGATAAAAAACGGCCAAAACTGATCGACTGGGAGCAGGACTACCAAATGATCGCCGCCGACATTATCAAGGTGGCTGGACATGATGTTAGATCGGATTCTTTCTGTCATTGGTGGACCTTTGTTTCTTACTTTATGGGCATTGGGGAAGGGCAGCTTTCCGCCGTTGTTTCCATCCGTGACAAGCTCCGGAAACACAAAAAACTCGAAAAGTGGGAAAAGGAATTTTACAACCAGAACCGCTCAAAAGTTGATCTAAAGCGGCATTACACGGAAGAAGAGGACGAACTTCTGAAAAAACTGCTAGGGAGGTGAGAACATGGCGGCAGCAGATGGCTCTATTATCATTGATGTTCGAGCAAACACACAACAGGCGACAAGTGCGTTGACAAAGCTGGCAAAGTTGGCTGCAACGGCCTTTGCTGTTGATAAAATTATCGACTTTTCCAAACAGGCTATCCAGCTTGGAAGCGATGTTGCGGAAGTCCAGAACGTTGTCGACGTGGCCTTTGGCGATATGTCCAGTGCTGTTGACGAGTTTGCCCAAAACGCCATCACCAACTTCGGTATGAGCGAGCTTGCGGCCAAGCGGACGGCCTCTACATATATGGCAATGGCAAGCAATATGGGCTTGTCGCAAGCAGAGGCGGCAGAGATGTCCTTGACACTCACCGGCCTTACAGGTGATGTGGCGTCTTTTTATAACATCTCTCAGGAGCTGGCGGACATTAAGCTGAAATCCGTCTTTACAGGTGAAACGGAAACATTAAAAGACCTGGGCATCGTTATGACCCAGGCCAACCTAGAAGCGTTTGCGCTGTCTCAGGGCATCACCAAAAGTATTTCTGCTATGTCTCAGGCGGAGCTGGTGACTCTGCGTTATAACTTCGTTCTGGATCAGCTATCTTTGGCTTCTGGTGACTTTATCCGGACGCAAGACAGCTGGGCGAATCAGACACGCATTCTCTCCATGCAGTGGGAAGAGTTCATGTCTATCATTGGACAATCGCTAATTCAGGTGCTTTTGCCTGTTGTACAAGCACTTAACCGCATTGTATCTTCCCTGATTGACACCGCAAACGCTATAAACAACATTATAGCTTCGCTTTTTGGTGGGGCATCGAATCAAATAAACCAGACACAGCAAGAGGCGGAGGGAGTAGGCGGTGCAATATCCAGTGCCGTAGAGAATCAGGATGATCTAACTGATGCAGTAGAAGGAACAAACAAAGAAGAGAAAAAAAGCCTTGCAATCTTCGATGAGATTAACAAGCTATCCGGCGATAATATAAGCGAAATCACAGAGGATAAGTCAAAAGAAGATCAAGAACCCAGTGAATCACTGATATCACAGGAGCAGATGAGTGGTTTAGAGAGCCGCATTCTAAAGCTACTTGAGACGGTCAAGCAGATGGCGGAGGAGATCAAGCAGATATTTCAAAATATCTGGAGCGCAATCGGGGGCAACGTACAAGCTGCGGTGGAGAAGGTTGCCGGCGCAGTTGGGAAAATCATCCAGCTTTTCCAAGACATGTGGCATGATATCGCAAGCCTCGGGCATCCCCTTGCCGAATGGTTCAACAATGAATTTATTCAATTTCTACAAGCATTTGTTGATCTGTGTGGGACTGTAATTTCGGGGCTTTTAGATACTTTTGGAATGGTTTTCCGGGATATCTGGGACATCGTGATTTTCCCGTCCCTGCAAAAATGGGTTACTGATATCCTGCCGTTTCTAACTGAGCTTATGACGGAAATAACAGTGACGCTGGAAGTTCTGTTTGAAGAAGTAAAGCGCATATTTGACAAAATATGGTCTGAAGGCGTTGCTCCTGCGCTGGAACTGATACAGCAGATATGGGCTGATTGTTGGGATAGCATTATTCAGGCATGGGAGACATGGGGATCGCCAATATTTGAAGGAATACGAGAAGCCATAAAGAACACAGCGGACACACTCTTGAATATTTGGGATACCGTCGTAAAGCCGGTATGGGACAGGTTTCTTGAGGCGGTCAAGACGATTTGGGACGAGCATTTGAAGCCGCTGCTTGACAACATCCTAAATATGATCGGAACTCTGATTAACAACATTTTGAGGATATACAACGAAGCAATCTTGCCCATCATTAATTTACTGGTTGATACTTTTGGCCCCGTTTTTGTTGAGGTGTTCAATATTATTGCGGCTGTTGTAGAGCCTCTTTTAGGTGGAATAATCGACTTTATAGACGGGATCGTTACCGCGCTAACTGGACTGCTGGACTTTGTGACTGGGGTTCTTGTTGGTGACTGGGATCTTGCGTGGCAGGGATTGAAAGAAATCGCTACTGGCGTTTTGGATGCAATTTCAGGAGCATTCGGAGGTTTTGTGAATGGTATTATTTCCCTGTTTGAAAGTGTTGTAAACTTTTTTGTCAATGGAATCAATGCAGTTATAAATGCAGTAAATTCTATCAGTTTTGATGTTCCGGATTGGATTCCGCTTTTCGGAGGAGAGAGTTTCGGTTTTGATATTCCAAACGTCCCACAGTTGAATCTTCCGCGTCTTGCGCAGGGAGCAGTTATTCCAGCTAACCGGGAGTTCCTAGCCGTTCTGGGTGACCAGAAGAGCGGAACGAATATCGAAGCTCCTACATCGGAAATTGAGGCGGCTGTAGCACGTGGTATCCAGCGGAGCGGGATGAGTGGAGGAAGCGGAGACCACACCGTCATCCTCCAGATCGGAGAACAGGAAATGGGCCGCTTAGTGTACAGACTAAATCAACAGCAGACGCAACGGATTGGCGTTCGTTTGGCGGAGGGGTAAATGTGAGTTATATCAAACTGAATGGGCGCACATTTGATGCCGACGTCGCAATCTCTTCTTATAACCGAAATTTTAATGTATTAGATGGACCAAATGCTGGGCGAGTATTGTCCGGGAAAATGATCCGTGATGTTATCGGTACATACCTTGGGCATAAAATTACCGTGTTCAGGAGGGGAGATGACTATGTTGGGCTTGATGCATTTTGGGATTATCTGTATCAGCACTCCATTGATGATTCTGTGCACCTGGAGGCCGCAGATGGTCAACATACCATCAGCTATCAAGCATACTACACCAGCGCATCACAGGATTTGGAGAAAGTGGAGAATGGCGTGAACTACTGGGGAGAAATAGAGGTAAATTTTGTCCCCATAGATGCTCAATTGAAACGATAGGACGGTGCAAGCGTGAAAGAAAGCGTGATTGAGTACAGTAAGTGGACATTCTCAAGTACTGAAATCAGGTCCGGAAAGATTAGCTCCAAGATATCCTTGCTCCATTCCGAGCTTGAACCGAACTATTTTGAAACGGAAGTGGAGTGCTCCGATCCTACCATTTTAGATTTCCAACGCAATGCGCCGCTTAAGTATTACAATGGCGGGGATATGATTGGCATCTTTTACGTCCAGTCTATTAAACGTGCGTCCGCTACGACTTACACGATCAAGGCGGATTCCACCATAGCTCTGCTGAATGATCGACAGCACTATGGTGGAATCTACACTGGGCAGACCGTTGAAGACGTTCTCCCATCGATCTGCGGAACCATCCCATATATCATAAAGACAAACCTAAGAAGCTTTGCCTTATACGGGTATCTCCCAATTGCAACATGCAGGGACAATCTGGCGCAAGTGCTGTTTGCGATTGGGGCAACAGTAAAAAATGACCTTGATGGCGTTCTGCATATTGAGGGCTTATGGGATGGATTCAGCGGCAGTGTAGACGCAGATCGAATGTATACAGGGGCAAGTGCGGAGTATGCGTCAAAGGTATCTCAAGTTATCGTAACGGAACACCAATATATACCAGGAGAAAACGAGACGGAGCTTTTTAATGGGACAACACAATCCGGTGATGTAGTCATATTCTCGGAGCCAATGCACAGTCTGAGAGCGACAGGTTTTTCCATTTTGGAGAGCGGTGCCAATTATGCAATTGTATCATCTGGCACGGGAAGTCTTTTCGGAAAGAATTATACACACAACACGCGGCAGATTTCCAGAAACATAGCTACTACTGCGCGAAGCGATGATTCCGGAGCAGTAAAATCCGTTACTGATGCGACATTGGTATCTATATCAAATTCTCTAGCAGTTGCTGAACGCTTGGGAAATTACTACAAATGTGCTCAAACACTGAAATTTGATGTTGTATATTCTGGGGAGGTGCCCGGAAATGTCATGTCTGCACTACATCCCTATGACAACCGCCATGTTCCTGGCTGCGTCCAGAGCATCGATATTACAGTCTCCAATACGCTCAAGGCAACCGAATCGATGCTTGTAGATTTTCTCCCGTTGCAAAACGAAGACAGCAAACTGCTGACGGAACGCATTGTTTTGACTGGAAATGGGATGTGGCTTATCCCAGAAGAAACTGATTATATCCGCTATGTTTTAATAAGCGGAGGCCAGGGCGGACATTGCGGGCAAAAAGGCGGGGATGTCGGTACATCACCGTCCGTATCCTGGACCAATCCTCCACCATTTGAGAACCAGTTACGCGGCTGCGGACTTGCAAATGGCGGCGCTGGCGGAGACGGTGGCGCACCGGGCGCGGGGGCCAGAATCTTTGAAGGGACTCTGGATATCTCCGGGATAGACTCTATTGTATACAGCTGCGGCGTTGGTGGCCTGGGAGCCGCCTATAACCCGAATG